GATTGAGATTTAAAATTCTCGCGACAGCCGGTTCGGTTCTCGCGGGCCGTGCATTTTGTAATCCTTGAGGGTCTGCTCCTTTTGCTTTGCGCTCTAATTGAGGATGTTTCTTTTCATACTCAGAACGATGAACAAAAGAACCATTCCATTCTTTGAGCATTTCTCGATACGGAAATGCTTGACCGCTTCGGTCTGAAATCGCTTGAGCGTATCTTCCTTTTGCAAATGTACTCATTTAGGTTCCTGGGAAATATGTTCTGGGTGATAAGAAGACCGAGGTTCGCTGACCGTTTTCAATCAACGCTCTAGTCATCTCATCATCATAAATCATTTTTAAATTAGAGGTTAATTGCTGATTAACTTTCATACTTAAATAGTAAGCTAGTCCAGATACCATACAAGGTATAAAAGTATAATAAACATCAGCGGTGTTGGTATAAGCACCAACGTCTTGAATCTTTTTAATATAATAATATTGCAATTGATAACTGGAACCAGAATGTAAAGAATCCGGTGTTTGATATAAATAAACAACAGGATTATTTTGTCTATCAACATAATATTGAGAAGGAACACCTTGTGATAATTTGTTAGGAATTGCTGCATAAGTAGAACGATCAATCTTACTAAGTGTTTGATCTACAGGTGCCGCAGGTGTTGAATTATTGCGATAATACGCTTCTAACACATCACTACAATCAGAAGGGGTTGTATAGTTAGCTTGTCCTTGAACTAAAGTATCTGTTTGTAAAGCTACTTTCCAAAGATGAACTCCTCTATTTCCCCATTCTGAAAATAGGATGTTGAGAGAACGACGAGCGCTTTTGATATCATATCCCGAACGGGAGCTTCTAATCGCGCAACGCTCGTACGCCTCTTCAATTATATCATCGATTTCTAAATCGAAAGATGTAGTTCCTGATGTTGCCATTACTTATCGATAAATAAGGTCACCGTTACATTGGAAATGGCTGTTGAGCCAATACCGTCTGCATACAAAACACCATCTTCTGGAAGATTTAATGTTTCTGTTCCACCGGCTCCTACTTGTACTTTCAAATAAACACCTGTTGTTGTAGACGCAGCAGTAGTTGCCCCTGTTGCGTCTAAAGTGTTGATGATTGCACTTCCGGAAGAACCAGTAGATTGGACCATTAAACCACGAAGACGTGTTCTGCCTGTAAAGCCAACACCGTCAGTTGTTAATACAACTGGTTTAACGTCTGATTTATAGGACATGATTAACTCCTATTGTTTTCAGATGGTTTTCCGTTATCTGCGACTGTGAATGTTAACACACCTGTAACAGTTCCTGTTCCAGCTGTTGAACCCACTTTTCCGTAAACTGTACTGTTTGCAGTTACACCGGCGGCGATTACTTCAGCTCCAGCTGCTCCAGTAATTGTTCCTTTAGTTGCAACAATACACTCATCAAAGAATCCATTGTCGTCATCGTCAGAACCAATATCAACAGTTGCGCCTGCACCTGTTGCTGGAACTACAACCTGAAAAGACATTGGAACTGCGCCTGCTGGTAATACAAATACATCACCTGTTGAAGCACTAGCACCAATTCTTACTGGTGTAGAAGTTGTTGTTGAAGATAAGAAGCTGATGACTTCGGACTGTGTAATAACCGCAGGTGATACACCTGAAGATTTGTCCTGACCACCATAACTTCTAACTACGCCTTGAAATGTAGTTTTTGCCATGATTATACCTCCTAGGTTAAATGTTAATATAGTTTCTAGGCCATCGACTATACGCGTCTATATTAACTAATTTTGTATAGTGGCTAAAATATTATAGAAATTTTTCTATGAGCGCAAGTAATCTATTTAATTGGAATAAAGAACGGGCTCTCATATTTATCTAAATCTCTCCATCTCAATTTTGCTACAACTCTTTTGATACGTTCTTCAATCGATTTCATCTCGAGAGTTTCCTTACCAGCAGATAAATATTGAGAATTCCACTGAGATTCTAGCTTGATTTTCTCAGCAATAAGGGACTGTGATAGAGCGGTCATTATATACCTCCTTCGATATATTACTAAACCGCCTTAATCTTATACTCTTTTTTCCCATAAAGTCAAGAGAATATCCCATAAAAAAAGGGGCCCGAAGGCCCCTTTTAAAAGTAGTTTTCTAGTACGTATTATGCACCAGGTGATCCGAAGACACCTCTAAAGTCAGACCAACCGAAGCTGTATCTCTCTCTAGCTTTGTATCTCATGTTACCTGTATCAAAGTCACCTTCCATTGCAGTTTTGATAGGTGATCTTTCGAAATGCTTCATACCGTTTGGTACGTCTGTCTTAATGAAGAACGCATCATCATCAGTTAAGTAGTGGTTGACTACATAACCTTGAGGAATCATCCCCATGTTTCTGATTGCGTTAACATCATTGTCAGCAGTTCCGACTCTGTTAGCAGAGTTCATTAGTCTGTCCGCAGTGAATTGTAATGCTGAAGGAATGATTAATTTCACACCTTGAGCAGCAATCTTTAGACCTCTTTCATCTGTGAAAGCAGCAATGTCAATTAATGACTGCTCTAAAGATGTTTCGTTAAGGTCAGCAGATGTTGCTAATTCGTTGCTTACAGTACCACTAATTGTTGGGTGAAGAGTTGAACAAAGTTCTTTTCCATCTCCGCCTAAGTAATTAGTGTTGAACGCATTGTTTAATACGTTAGCAGCTTTCACTTGCTTTGTATTAGCCATAGAACGGGCAAGAGCCTTTGTGTATCTAGAAGCTAATCTGTCATACAAGTTATCTTCAATTGCTTCCTCTGTGATAGAGAATGCAAGAGCGATTGTCTCGTGTGTATAACGTGAAGTGAAAGTTTCTTGTGCTTGGTCATATGAAATGCCGGCACCTTCTGCTTTTACTGCTGCATTACCAAAACCTGATAACATTACCTCTTCTTCGAATGCTCGATCAGAAGTTTCTGTATCAAAGATTTCAGCGTGTTCGTTTTCGTACCTTTTGTACTCCAGGCCAAATAGTGCATTTAAACCCGGCTCTAGCTCTTTAGCTAGTTGTGATCTTGATATAGCCATAATTTAAATCTCCTATATTAGCTGTTGACCTTTAGCAATCTTCACGATGAAGTTTTCGCTAGCTGCTGCTACTTCATTCTTTGGATCACTATCAAGTCCCACGATTAACATTTGACCGTCTGTTGATGAAGCAAGATCCAATGTCACACCGGAAATACCGTTTATGCTATCGCCTGCTGCATAGTTAATGTCAAATGCGGTACCGACAGATGTAATACCTGTAGCAGTACCTGTTGATTTTACTAAGTACAATTGATCAGGATCATCGATGATGAATGCCTTGATCTTACCTTCAGTCACAGTTGTTTGTGTGTAGTTGTTTCTGAAAGTTGGTTTGCCTGTTGATGGGTCGCTTTCAATTAAGCATCCGTTAAAGACACCTAAGATACTACCAGTTGCGGATGATTGTACGGGTACAATGTATCCACCTGATAGAGCTACCAAGTCACCCTGAAAGATAGAAGATGCTTGCGCACTTGCTATTTCATACTCAGATTGACTCCCAGCTGCATATGCTCCACCAACTTTGCCTAATGGTCTTAAACCAAAGGCTGTTGTTGAGTTTGCCATATTTTTATACCTCCTAAAGTATATAGCTGGTAGCCTAAGAAATAACTAAAAGATTAGTTTTTCTTTGAGCCACCAAAAGTTACACGACTCTGCCTATCTTGGTTGATAGGCATGCTTGGGTGCTGTTCCTTCAAGAGATCGTTGTTGACAGCGTCTTCACGGTCTTTTGTTCTACTATTATAGTAGTCCTCCCGTTGCTTCGCGAGCTCTTCCGGTATCCTTGCCAGCACAAGGCCACCAACTCCTATTACTCCTGCGTATTTACCCTCTTTGAGGACTGGATAATTTTCTTCAGGGTATTGGTCTGCTCGAACAAATTCCCAACCAGAACGTAATTTTCCGGCTGCGTTTTTAGTATCGTCAAAACCCATACTCTCGACTCTTATCCAACGTTGACGATATCCGTCAGGCGCAGGTGGTGCGTCTAGTGATGATGGGGGAGTCCAAACTTGAGGTCTAACATCTTTAGCCCTAGTTTCACTCGCGCGAGAAGTCTTGTCTATTTTTTTATCTTCCATATGCTTTTACGCCTCCTTCGCGATTAATTGTTTCGCATATTCTTCAAGTGGCACACCTAATCGCTTAGCTATTGCTACCTGTGAAGGTGTGAGTTTCACAGTTTTGCGGCGTCCTGTGGTAGCTGGACGTTTGGCTGATGCTACGGTTTGAGAAGGTTTCTCTTTTGTAGTATTTTCTGTTGTAGCAAATTTATGGGGAAATTCAAGCTTTATTCTTTTATCTACTTCCGCATAATATTCATCACTACTAGGATCATATCCTTCATCTTCTGTCAACTGCTTGTGAATATCAAAAGCAGTATAAGTCATCGCAGAATCGGTACCAAACCAAGGGTTTTTCTCGGCCCAGGACTCGGCTTTCGGGTCCATTGTTTGAGCAGCTTGTCTAATAGTCTGAGCATTCGCATACGATTGTTGCTGTTGCTGAGGATAAACAGGCTGTTCTTGAGCAGGTTGTTCCTTTGGTTGACGTGATTTCACTTGATTAAGTCTAGCAGTATCCATTGTTAATCGTGCTATATCAGTCTGTGCAGCGATTTGGCCGTCTACATCTTGATTATCAATAGCATTTTTTAATTTGATTTTTGCTGCTTCTAGATTGGATTGAACTCGATTTTCAAATTC